GCAGGTTTTAATTCCTGCTGACACACAACGTTCTGCCATTTTTGAAGGCTTACTGAGTCCATCCAGAAGGCTATAGTGAGAATGGGCGTGAAGAACAGAGTAACTTTTGGTCATAAAGATCCAGGAGCCTTGTAGTGTCCAATAGAGTGATTTTTGTTTTTGTACATAATCATTGTAGTGTCGATGCCATACAGGTCAAGATCGTGTTTTATTTGTTCACATTTTGTCATTACTTGACCAATTTTACACACTTGGCCGTCTCTATATTCTTCTGCTGCTTCAACATGAGTACCCTCGAATGTTGTTTTACCAAAATGACATAATTTATTACACATCCAACTTTTATTAAGTCTGGGCTTTTTAGTGCTTTTAATAGCTTCAAATTTTTGACGTAGCATATCTTCTGTTGACTGAAGATCAGAATCATGAAAACAGATAGAAAATGGTCCACCGTCATTAATAAAATAGATTGAAAAAATTATATTTTTAATATGAGGATATAAATGCTTAATCGCATAATGATATATTTTTAACTGTGGATCTTTTTCTAGTTTTTCTTGCGTCTTCTCTTCGCCAGTTGCCCAATCTAATCTGCGACCTGTTTTCCAGTCTATAACTTCTATTGTAGAGTCATTAACTTGTGTTATTAGGTCTATGGTTCCTTTGAGTGCCAAATTACCAGTTATTTGTTGACCATCTACATTGTAAGAATATTTCGCCCAAGGTTTGTTTATTTCAAAATCAAAATGTTGTTCAGGCTGGAGGATGTTACGGTTTCTAGGGTCGAACATACCATTATTAAATTCTATTGCTTTATAAGTCCAGCTTTTGCAATCTCTAAGATCCTTGGGTGTCCATTTGTGGTGTTGTGTGTTACTGATATAATAGTCGTATACAGTATCGATTATATTGTCTAAATTGTAATTTGTAGTATCTATATCTCCTATGAGATCATCATTAATTTTAGTTTGTCCATCCTGGTTTGCTTTTTTGATTACCGCAAGTATTTCTAGTATTTTGTGTGTTATAGTACCCTTGTCTGCCTTTTGTCCCGACGGACCTCGCCAGCCCAAGACGTATTCTGCAAAATACTGTTGTTCACACATATTATGAGTATTGTATGAACTGCTTCTGAAGTATGTGATAATCACTTATGGTGTCCTTATTTATTAGTTAGTATTGTTTCTAGAATTTTTTTAGCTTCAGAAAATTGTTCATAGATGGATGAGTTTTTATTGTCTAAAACATAATCAAAATTAGACCAATCATATTTATCTTCATCTAATACAGATTCACTAATATGATCAGAATTGAATGGATTTCTAGTTAATCTAATTACTTTTCCTCCTATAGACTTAATTGATTCTACCTCATTAGGAAATCTACAATCTGTTATAACTGCTATTTCTGGTTGGTCGTGTACAATTTTATTAATAGTTGCCCTAACCCAAACATTCGTATCCATTTTACGAAATATATCAGTGCCAATTATTTGCATTACTTCTCTGGCCGTTAACTTTTTTCCTTCCCATTCCATGTGGGTTTGTTCATTTTTATTTTCATCAGAACCATAACATTGATCATAAGTTAATCCAAATATGTTCATACATATGTCTGTTTTTAAAACATCGGCAAAATTATATATCTTAATTTTTTTATTTAATTTATCTATAGCTTGATTTAGTCGTGGATCGTTAAATTTTTCCTCGTACTCTCTAACGTCAAAAACGCCCTTAAATCTTTCATCTCCTAAGATATCAGAAACTAATAGTTCTCCGGTTTCTTCATCCATATAAATATTATTACAGTAATCCAATTGTGCTAAAGACAAAGAAAGCATAAATCTTCCTAGTGTGCTTTTGCCTGACTGTTTTCTTCCAGAGATTCCTATTACTAACATAGTTGATACTCTTCTAATTGTGGTAAAATTTCTTGTTTAATTTGATCTAAACTCATTTCTGCTATGTCATTAGCTGATAATTTAATATTTTTGATATTATAAATTCTGTCGCATTTGGCAGCAATATTTTTAGCGGCTTCTTGTCCAGCATCATCATTGTCCATTATAGTAATAATGTTCATGGCACCAGATGTATCTAGCAAAATTTTTTGTTTATTTCCCATGGATGAACCAAATATAGCAACGCTATTATGTATTCCTGCCTCTTCCAATCTCCAAACATTTCCTGGGCTTTCTACTATAATAGCCGTTTTTGTTTTTAGTATGTAATCTTTAGCAAACCAATAGTTGTAAAGACATTCCTGTGTTTTAAAATTCTTACTATGTCTCCACTTAGACTGTAGCCACTTTTCTTGATTTGCTGGACATTTATTGTTTTCCTTATGAAAGCATCCGCATTCTTTGCATTTGGGGAAAATACTTCTTCCTGAGCAACCTATCATTCCCGTCATATCGTTATCATATACTGGAACAACGGCCCTATCACTCATTTCTTTACCCTGTCCAATACAATCTCCAACATCATACTTAATAAGTATCTCTTTAGAGAATCCTCTTTGTAAGAAATATTTGGATGGTATATCAAGAGCTTTTTGCACCAGTTTTCTAGGAACAGATTGTGTCTTTGTTGCTGGTTCCTGAGTAATGTTTTTGACAGTATTAACAAAATTATTCTTTTCTCGAATTTTTTTGGATTCTTTATTATGTGATGGATTATATTTGCCAAAGTCAATAGCAAATTCTAAAGCCTTCTGAAATGATACTACGGGATCCCCTGGTTTCTGCCAACCGTCTTCATGAGATAAACACCCTCTAATAAATCCTATGATAGAAGATTTGAATGTGTTTTCACATCCATGTGTTCTACACTTCCAATTTCCTCGATATGTATCTCCTTGATGATACAAATTAAATGCAGAATCATTGTCTCCACCATGAATGGGACAACTCATAATAACCATTTTATCTAGCATCTTATAAGAGTCTATGCCCAAACTAGACAAAAGGTTTTCTATATCATCACAAACTAAATCAGATATCTGTTTTAGTTGATGCTGGTCATACGAATGGGATTTCTTCAGTTTCTTCATTATTGTCTTCATTAATTATAAATCCGTCTTTTTGTTTATTAGATCCGCTCATTAATTCTAAACGAGTTTTGCCTTCTGTAATCTTAGCACACCAACCCTTCATATGGCAGTTAATATAATCGTTGTCATCTAATCCTCCTCCGTGGCGACTAATAAGAGGCACAAGCTTTCTATTTCCTGCGTCTTGACCATCTTCAGCAATTTCTTCATCGCTTTTTCTCTTAAAGATGGTAAAATTACTACAAAGCCAAATAATTCTATCCGATCCGCTTGCTGTATCTGTGCTTTCTTTTGTAATTCCGTCTCTGTTTAATTGAATGAATGACAAGATAGGAACTTTATATTGTATAGCAAAGTTATGCAATGCTGTCATCATGAATCCCAAAACCTGATACTCTTTCATATCTTGGCTAATCCCAGCACTATCCATCAGCTTTAGATAGTCATATATGATAACGCAGTCTTTGGCTGTTCCATCCTCGTTAAGTCCAACCTCTTTTACTAACCATCTCCTCATTATAGATAGCTGTTCTTCAAACGGTTTTCCTGCAATGCTCTTATGGTATAATCGACTCTCTTTTAGTTGTTTAATAGCGTCTTGTATTTTGGAAAACGAACTAGGAGTGTCAGAGAATTTACCGGTTTCTATTTTAGAAATTTCTATTTCTGATGACATGGCCAAAATTCTATGAATATGGTCTTCTTTTGTCATTTCCGTATCCATATTCAATACTGGAATTTTTAATTGACTAGCAATATAATAACCCATATTGTCAGACAACAATGTCTTACCAACCTTGGGTCGGGCCGCTATAACATTAACGGTTCCTTTTCTTAATCCTCCACCAATAGCCTGATCATAAACAGGAAATCCTGTGGATATTCCTATCTGATCGACCTTATTGCTTTGTAAAAAGTCTATATAGTTATCAATATCATTTGCAATAAATACTGGAGCAGACTCACTGTCATTTGACAGGGATGATGAGAAATTAAAAATTGATTCTTCTGCTATTCCTATAATGCTTGATATAGATTCACTCCCGGTAACATCAAGCAGTCTCTCTTGGACTTCATCCATTTCTTTGTGAAGAAGTCTTGCTATCTCTAGCTTTTTTATTTTGGAAGCAAATTTTCTAACATTTTCTAGATTAACAGGAAAATCAAAAATCGCTTTTAGATGTTGAGCCTCGTCTTTAGTCGAAATAATATGAGACAGCCCTAGTTCTTGTGCTGAAGAATATACAGAAGCCAAATCAATATTGGGCTTTGGTTCTGTTTCGCAAATATTTTTCAAACACTTAAACAGTATTTGATTACTGTCTATTGTAAAAGAGGACTCCTGTAAGATATCTGCTATATCTAAATAGGCATCCTCTCCATACTTTAATATACCGCTTAGCACTGCTCTTTCAGCAGAAGGATCACACAAAATCATATTTTAACCAGATTGGGTTGAACAATTATTGCACTTGTATCTTGAAGGAGAATCAAATAGTAGCGTTGGGGCAATAGACTCTTTTCTGCCGCAAACACGACAAACAACATCGACAAATTCAAAGTCCCTCATTCTTGCAACAGGAGGTACTGCTGACAGTTTCTTGTCAATAGCACAATCATCCTTATGCATTCGAAATTCAGACATTTTTTCAAATTGATTTATATTGTCTGGCTTGGTCTTTTTTGACTTGATAGAGTTATTTCCGCCAACCTTTTGACGATTCTTCGTTTTTATAGTAGATGAGGGTTTGGATGGAGCCACCCTAGTATTTTTAGGTTCCTCCTCATCGTTTTTGGTTTGTTCTACTTGATCAACCAATCCTTGTAATAGCGATATTAAACTTTTTAGTTGTTCTGGATTTTTTAATATTTCATTTGGATCCATGTTGCACCTTTGTCTTTTGTATAGCCATCATGATATCAGATAGATTTTTTATACTATTAGCGATATATGACAATCTATCGATTCTTTGTTTAGCATATTTCTTTATACTATTCAAAGATGAAGCTTTGTCATTATGTTTTATTGCTTGAAGTGATTTTTCTACAAAACCATATCCTTTATAATTATTAATCTCATCGGCTATAGTTTCTTTTATGGTTTCTTCTGACCAATTTGATCTTGCTATTTCTCTGTTAATGGTTCTTTGAACATGAAATGCAAATTGGGCTAATCTGTAAGATATCTGAGCACAATCTTCAGGAGATAATTTTTCTATTTCGTCGCGGGTCATTGTTAAGTATTGATTAATCTCACTTTCTGATACTCCGTATTGTGCAGAGTATTTCGGTAGCGACAGAGTTGCTTCGTATTCATCCAGAATATTATCCCAATACTGTAAATCCTCTTTAGCTGTTCGTGTGCTCATAAGATAATATTTTTCTCCATGTTTCTATTGATTCATTATATGGTAATACCGTATGTGTAATCCCGTTCTTTTCGCACCATTCTTGTTTTTCATTATCTCTTCTTTGAGATTTTAGAAAATTCATTTTAGAGCTATGATAAAAAGGTATAAATTTATAGTGTTGTTCTCCATGAACTTCAACAACCCTTTTAATCAAAGGCAGATAAAAATCTAAGTATAGGGTTTCGGACTTTCTCAAAGGAATTGGCACTTCCTCTAATATTTGTAGAGTTGGGAACATTTCTACCAATAGCTTTCTGGCAGCTAAATGAAAAGAAGATTTATCATTAATTCTTCCTTTTGAAATATGGCCAGTTAAACTCCAATTAATATTATGTCCATCCAAATCAACAATATTCATTTTACTCCTAAAACCTCTTTAACTGATTTTTCAACAGTGTCATATGCTTCTTTACTCTCTAATAGAAAATTTCTAACTTTTTCTGTTCCTTGAAATTTGGGCTTATCATCAAGTACCGTAATAGTATACCAAGCGCCACCTTTATTAATAATACCAACATCAGAAGCTAAATTAATCAATTCTGTATACTTATCAATACCTTGGCCGTATCTGATAAAACTGGTGGTGACGGCCCCTGGTGGCCCTAGTGCGGAACAGACCACTTGCCATTCGATTTCCTGCCCGATTTGAGTATTATCGGTTCCGATGACCCATGGTTTAAATGTCTTCGCCCTGAGCTTAATATCGGTCTGGTATGCTATGGCTTGACCGCTTTTTTCTTTGAACTCTGCACCATAGCCTGTAGGATTTCCCATAAGGTGAGTAATCCCAATAACAATATTTCTATTAACGGGTATAACATTAGCTACTTTACGACAAAACTTAGCTAATAATTTAGCACCGTCCGCTCGTTGCATTTTGTCCATATCACTAGTAATTTCCGCTTCTGTACACAGTGCAGAGTATGAGTCTATGATAAGAACACATCCTGGTACTTCATTAATTATTCTTTCTGCAATTTGTAGATATTCTTCTCCGTGAAGAATTTTTCCTTGTTGACTACCTATTACATGAAATCTAGCAAGATCTAATCCCGGTATTCCTTCTAAGTCTCTTTTCTTTAGTCTACCCTCGATGTTAAGGTAGTACACTTGGCGACCTTCTTTGAAAGACCCATGAGCATATTCTTTTTGTTGGGCCGTTGCGGAGAAGGCCAGAGATGTTGTTGTTTTGCCGCACTTAGGTTGTCCTGTTAGTACAACAAAACTTCCTTCTGGTATTCCTCCATTAAGCGCCATATCTAAAGACGGACTAACTGGTATGGTTAATACTTTTTTGTCTACAAGAGCATTTCCAGACAATATAATCTCATCACCAAAATTTTTAATAACATCTTCTTTAAGAGTTGTTGCCATTATCTAATTCCTTTAACTTAGAAAGTATGCCCTGTTTTGAATTGGTTTTTTGTCTGAAAGTTTTCTTTTCTGACCTATCTATATTTTCAGTTAAGTCTGTGTTTTCAGATTCAATTAAAGTCTCATGATGATCTATTATAGCCAATAGATGAGGCGCTCGCAAAGAATAGATTTTTTCTGCTTTTTTGTCATTTAGCGCTCTTATTATAGCCTTGGGATTATATTTTTTTAAAAGCTTATTGGCTGTGGCTATTTGATCTCTATAGTATTTAGACCATTCTTTATTTGTCCAAAATCTATAGTGCAAATCTAGTTTTTCTATACGAGCTTTGTGCTCACATATCAATTCCGTAATATATTGAGCAGCAGATACGGTTTTGCCGTTAGAGTATCTTGATGGATACATTTTATTTTTTTGGTCTAAAAATTCCTTTACTTTGATTGGTTGATGAATTACTCTTTTTTCTTGATTCATCTCCAACCTCTGATGCTTCTTTCGTCATGATGGCAACAGAATTTATTTTCTTACCAGATGTGTGAGTTATCATAAGGTTTGATGCTCTTGTTCTGGTGGTCTTTTTATCGGGCGTAGAGTCTTTAATTGCTGCGTTTGATTCTATAGTAGCAGACACCTGATCCAGAGAAAGATTCAATTCTTTTGATATTTCTTCAGCGTCTGAGCCGTTATGATTTAGCCATTGAATGGCGTATTTTTGTGTTTTATTTAATTTAGGCATTATATCATCTCTCTTTCTGCTTGTGTTAACCATGAGATATTTTTTGAACTTAAAAAACTAATATACATGTTAAAAACTTTTTCATTAACTATTTTAAACTTATCAGACGGTTTACAAACATTATCTAGTATGCTGTATGATCGTTCGTCTAAGCCGTATTCTAATGGATTAAATAGTTTATTATTGTTAGATATTTTTACACAATATTTAGTTCCTGAATCGCTGTTTATTATTTTTTTAGCATAGACCTTGGGACTGTCACTAGACATTCTTGGCATGCTTTCATTATCTAAAAAGTCTTCTGCTCCCAAAACCCCATAATATTCGAATGAGGTAGAGCTTTCGGTCTTATTGATTGGATTAAATATAAAATTATCCATTGGTATCCTCTTCTAAATTTGTGGCAGATGTTGACATGCAATTTTCTAAGAAATCGAAAAATCCTTTTGTATACTCATTATAGTCTCTGTTGGCAGGAACGGGAATATGATAATTCTTTTGGCATATTTCTTTTGCTCCAATTGTCATCCCCGTTTGATCCTCTTCTAGAATTTTAGCAACAACTTGGATTACAATTTCGTGTCTGCAGTCTATCAGTTTATCTGATGACATGCTAATATTATTAGCTAATGATGCAGAATCGTGTTGTTTTTGTATGGCTTCTATAGCTTCTAGTATTTTCTGTTTATCTTCTTCTGATATCTCTTTGGGCTTGTCTGTATTTGTGTTGTTCATTATTTATCTGTCCATTTAATTTTGGGCTGTTTTTTAAGTCGTTTCATGCCTTTGGGCAATTCTGTTTTGGGTTGTTCTTCTTTATAAGAATTGTGCTTATTATGCAGATGTATTTTTTCATCCTCTGTCATTTTATCTCTGTTTCTATTTGCTAAATCTCCTAGAGTTTTTAGCTCTGTATCTGATTTTCTAACAGAAGAACTTTGAGTTGAAACATCTTTAATATATTCTCTGTGAGTATCGCATGAACCACAATGAATACACTCTGGTTTATCTGTGTAGTCTTTGATATAGAAAAATAGCTCAAATCCTGTAGAGCATTTTTCACAATTGTATGAATATGTCGGCATACTATTTCAGATCTCGTTCAGCATCCTTTAACCAAGATACCATTTTTGTATTTAAAAATTTAAGATATTTGTCAAATGTTATTTTGGAAACTTCTTTAAACATCCATTTATTTTTACAAACGCCATCTATAAAATCAAATTCTCTTTTATTTTTTATAGGTGAAAGTAATTCAATAGGATTAAATAGAGATGAATTTGGAGTAGTCCTTATATAATAACTATATTGATATTCATTATTAGAAAAACTTTTTGGTTTTTTGTTTTGTGTACACTTTGCGGCAATATTATCGGAGTCCTGGGACTCTACTCTGGAATTGCCATCATCGTCTATGAAATCTTCCTTGCCTCTCAAGCAATAAAACATTTCAACATCTGAATTAGACTTGGGACTAAAAATAAAATTTGACATAATTAGATATTAGCAATAAAGGGTTTCCATAATTCATATGATGGACTATTACTTATAGTAGTGAGTTCACCAAACCATGGCAAGTACTGAACAGAATAATTGGGCTGTATAGGGTTTCCAATCAAGGTCATACCAGCTTCTTTTGGTGTTCTATTGCCTTTTTTGTGATTACATGGTCTACATGCCGTTACTATATTTTGCCAATTAGTTGATTGTTTTCTTTTTTCATGATCAAACCTACACTTGGGTATAATATGATCATATGTTAATTGAGAAGAACAAAATTGAACTCCACAATATTGACAAGTATAATTATCTCTAATAAATAAATTATTTCTAGAAAAATTAATTTTTCGATTATAGAGATTAAAGTATCTTAATGTTTTGGCCACAGCTGGAACTGGATACTGTTTGTTTCCTGCTCCTTGTATGTGCTTGTCATTATAATAAGATATTATTTCTATACCATAATTATTATTATTCTCATACCTAATAGACCATACTATGGCTCTCTGCCAAGATATAATTCTTAGCGGAACATAATCGGCATTTAATAATAAGCATTTACTATTTTCGGCTTTGCTGCTCATAATCATCAAGTCTATATAAGATTTTAGAGATAATTGGATTTCTTACAATATCTGAGGCTTCCAATTTAGAATACCCTATGCCCTCAACTCCATTAAGTGCCGATATCATATCGCTAAAACCACCCTGTAAATGTCTACTCAAATCAGACTGAGCAACGTCACCAGTTAAAACCATTTTACTAGACTGTCCTGTTCTTGTTATTAACATTTTTAGTTGCTCATATGATGCATTTTGGCACTCATCTGCAACAATAAAAGCATTATGGAAGTTACGGCCTCTCATAAGTCCTAGTGGTACTACCTCAACCTTATTATTTAATCTGAGTGAAGCGTAGTGGGCCGAACTTATAAAGTGTCCGATTTCGTCTAATATTGGCAATAGATAAGGATGTAATTTTTCTTCTGCTGATCCTGGGAGATATCCCATTTTTTCTCCGGCTTCCAATATTGGTCTTGTGATAATAATCTTTTTTACTTTTTCGTCTAAAAGATATTCAAGAGCCATTCCAATAGCGATGTGTGTTTTACCACTACCGGCTAGTCCTTGACAAAACGTTATAGTATTTTCTGCAATCGTCCTTATGTACTCTTTTTGGTTTTCAGTTCTTGGTTTTAATCGATTTCTATAAGCAGCTCCTTTGGGTTCCAAACTATTTGTCGCATCAATAACCTTAGCTTTTTTCTTTGAGTTTTTATTAGTTTTTCTCAATGTGTGCCCTTTTCTTATATAAGGAGTATTAAAATACTACACAAATAATACACCTTTATAAGTATAAGTTTAAAAATTGTTCTATAATAAACACGCTCCACCAGCACAACTAATTTCTTCTATCCCAGCAGTATTGTCTTCATTTTCTAGAAGTTGTGTATAGTCTACTTTCTTAAAACTATTATAAAGATCACAATAGATTTTCCAGTTGTAAACATCTTTCATGCAATATGTTAAACGCCTAAGATCACTATCAAAATATTTTCCAGCAAAATTTTTCATCTTTGTCATGAACAATAGTTTGTCCTGACTATCATTATCTTTGGCTTGATTCATACTAACATAATCACATGCTGCCCATAGATTATTATTGAAAGCATTGAGTCCTAATTCAATTAGTCCTGAGCACCACAATGCAGCATCTCCATACTCTTTAACAATTTCGCGGCTGGTATAAACAGTAGTGAATGGCGCTTGTGGGTAGTCCTTATCTCCACTTTGAGGAATCAAACTTATTCCAGCAAAATATTTTCTATTATCATAAATATACTTTGTAACATCATCCCATTCATCTGGCTTAACGGTTACTGTATTACTCACATTATGACTTAAATAATCTTGTGTACATAATGATCTGTTTTTGCCGCTTTGAACCCAATTCTTTTGTGTGTCTTTAACAACAGAGAGCATTTCTACCGCAGGTAATTGGTTCTTTAATTTAGCACCATCTGGCACTTCTATAGGGAATTTTATAACTTCGTCAGTATTATTGGCTGACCAAGAAGACTTTACACATGCTTGTGGATTTACTTTCTTAAAGTGTTGATATGGAGCTTCTAAAACATTGGCCTGTACATGGCGAATATATCGTTTGGCATGATGCGGATGAATACCCGAACTTGTACCAAGCATACTACTACTAGTGCCTTCTGGTTTTAAACAAGTTACTCTGGCCGCTTGATTGATTTTGATTTTTTTGGCTATATCTTTATTGGTCTCTACAGCAATTTTAGCACCATTGCGTAAAACCTTTTCAGAAAGTACTAAGTCATGCTTTTCCATTGTTCCAGTTAGAGATACTCCTAATAGAGCTTCTCTTTCAAAGATTCGACAACTAGTTTCTCCTAGATAGTCTAATTTGGTAAAACCAGCTTGTAAAGTTCCTATTATAGCAGCGGCTCTGCATCTCTCGTAAAAGTCATCTTCGTCTTCAATTGATGAACAGTTAATGGTAGACAAATTGCATCCTTGCCATCCGCTTTTACCAGTTTCTTCATCTACTGGCCACATACCAACTTCTACGCAAGGATTAAAAGTCATCTCTGTTGAGTCGCTCCATATAAATCCTGGCTCACCAAACTCTTTAACACTCTCCATGAGTGTTTTAAATTCCTCAAATGTTGTTTCTTCTTTTAGCAAAAGTGCGGAGTTATTACTTCGTGCTCGTTGAGGATTGTCAATATACCAATTGCCAGTTTTGGCTTTTGCCATTTCTTCATCGTCGTGGCTAAATAGTGCTAAACTAGCAGAACGTCTAACGCCTCCACTTAGAACAGCATCACTACTATGCATAACAATATCATAAGCATCAATTGGACGAAGCTTCTTTTGGTTATTTGCTATGCAACGATCAAGTAATGTTCGTATTTTTTCTAATCCATTTTGTAGTGGTTCAAATCCTGGAGCTTTGCCAACACCGCTCGCTAAAGATGATCCTTTTGATCGAATATTAGAATAGTCAAATACAACATAAGTGTTCTTGTACATTTTAAATTCTTCAATAGGTTTGCTAAAGTAAGAACTTAATAGAACACCTAAAGCATCAGCCCAACCTTCAATGCTATCTTCTATTACATACTTTACTCCTTCATTATTGTCTGGAAGGTCATGTTCTAGTGTTGGTAATTTGGCAACATGGTGCTTTTGAACACTAAATCCTGTTCCGCTACCACAAAGAAGTAACCAAAAACATTCTTGAAAAAATCTTAAGCGATCACAATACGAACTTGTGCAGTTGTATATTTTGGCGTGTCTTTTTAGAATCGGATCTCCGCCAAATTGGAGGGCTCTTTGGCTTCCTAAAACCTTCTTCTTATACATCATATCATATGCCCAATCAATATCTTCTTTTGCTTCAGGATACTGTGTGTGCATCATGTTTTTAACACGATCAACAGCCTCTTTCCATGTTTCTCTGCGATTCTTATCTTCTATCCAACGAGCATATTTACTAACAAATGTATAGTTCTGAAGTTCTTGAAGGGCCGACATATTATCTCCTATTTAAAATTACAATTATGCCTATTAAGACGGCGGTTTGAAAAGAAAAATCTGTAGTGTCCGAGCTACCATGAAACCACCTGTTGTAGAAATATATCGCACACGATATATAATATATTAATGAATTCATAATACACCACACAGATCTTTGAGCCAAGAAAGATTTGGTTTGATATAAAAAATTTCTATACCACTCATATTCACAAATGTATCAAATCTTTTTTTTGCATCTTGGTCAAATAATTTTGTTCCGTGATCATCAGCCATAAAAACCTTAGTTACTCCTTCTTGCCATAAGGCCATAATACAATCATTACAGCATTGACCGGTAACATATGCTATGCCGTTATCTGGCCTAACCACACAATTAGATAAAGCATTTCGTTCGGCATGAATCATCCATGGGTACTTTTCTGGTCGTGTTTTTGGTAGTTGTTTGTCGTCTAGTCCTCTTGCAAATCCGTTATATCCGACACCCAAAATACGATTATTATTATCTGTTATTATACAGCCATGCTGTGTTTGAAGATCGTGGCTTCGTTGGGAAACAACTTTAGCCAACCCCAGAAAATAATCTGTCCATAGTGGTCTCATAGAGGTATGATATCTCTTTGGAGAAGAGAAGTCAAGTAGGGAGTTTCAAAGGAAGCATCGTGTTTTAAATTATACCATCGATTAGTTGCAATATAATATATCATTTCCTTTGCTATATGGTGTGACTTGTGTTTTGTTCCTGCTAATTCTGCAATAGTATTTAAATCATTAAATTTTTCTTTGAGTCTAGCTTTTAGTTTTTGATTACAGCTTTTTAGCCATCTGGCCTTTGAATAAAAATGTAAATGTAAATGAGATATATCTAAGTTGATTATTTTTGGCTCGATGCTGTCTAGTTCTACTTTCCCAAAATGAAATCCACAGTCTGTTTCTACGAATCCGTTTTTGGGAAAAATCATTTTACTAGAATTATATGTTTTATCCAAAGAGTAACGATTGCTTTTCCCTATTTGATTGTATACGTTTTTTATTTTATATTTATTACCTGTGATGGGCAAATCCTGGAAATATTTTTTGACAATTTTAGGATTATCATCAACTCTAATCCCATAGTCGTATACCAAAAATTCATCGGCATCCAATGGTATAAGCAAATCACAATCTGATTCTTTCATAACATTGGTACATATCTGTCCCTTATGTTCAAAATCATTTAAATATGTAATAAGTTTTATTTTATTCTTAAAATATTTATTAATTATATTTAAAGTATTATCTGTAGAGCCATTGTCTATGATTGTTATTTTATCTGCAATTTGACTATGATACTCTATGAATGATCTTATAAATTCTTCTTCATTTTTGACGCATGATATGATTTCTATTTTATTCATGTTTATACTGTTAAAGTTTTCTTTTGATGACTAATTAGATATCCGATATATCTTTCTAACGCGTGCTCGTATTGTAAGTCTTGTATGCCTAATTTGTTGTAGCCTGTTTCAAGCTCAATAGAATTTTTAATACCATTACTTATTACGGTATCTCTGGAAGAGTAATCCATTTGTTTGCACAAACAGTGACCAGATGTTGAATGGTATATTTCGTCAAAAACAGACTTATTGATCATAGCATTTGTCCAAAATGTATCATTTTTATCTATTGTAGTAAGATTATTATAAAAATAATTATAGTTATCATATAAAGGCTTAAGATTATTAAATTGAGTAATAAACATAGTTCCACCAATATATTGAAAATTTTTATTATAAATTTTACACATTATCTTGTCAGTTTTCATTCTTTGCCGATTCATGTCATTGGCGTCACAGTCAATGAAGAAATTATTACTAATTGTAGTATTATATTTATAATAATAATTATTATACATAATTTTAACTAATTCTTCTCTCCATATTAAATTATATTTATTATGAATATATAATATGTAAGAGTTTTTATTAATAGATTTATTTTCTATTAATAACTTATACATATCTAATAATCCCCCAATGTCTCTGCCTACATTAGGACGATCAATAAATATACAATCTGAATGAATTTTACTTAATTCTTTTTTAGCTTTTGATATAAGTGTTTTATCGTCACCTGTGATTGCTATTGTTACGTTATAACTTCTTTTTTCTGAAAAAAGTAATTTTTGATTGATTAAGTTAACAAAATAATTACTATCAAATTCATAGTTTGTATTAGCAAAAAAAGACAACAAGATATTATCAGTTTTATTCTGCGCTGGTTTTTGTAGAATACGCGGCTTATTGAAATTGTGTAAAATATATTTTTGATTTTTAAGAGTTGAATTTTTACGATTATTTAATTTAAGCTGATTGAATTTTTTTAGAATTATGTCAGGATTGTTATTATGATTTTTTATAACTAAATAATTTTCTAGATCTTGATCAGAATGATCGTATTTAATATTATTATCCAAGACTATGATTTTTTTATTCAATAATAGGGACTCTAAAACAACAATTGGACACGGATCGCTTTTGCTAGTGAGAAAAAAATAGTCTAATTTATTTAATTCTTTATACGGATTATTTGTCTGAGGAATAATTAGTAGATTTTTTGGTTTATTCTCTATAAAAGTATTTTTATCATCACCAATCCAAACAAAATTTATATTTTGATTATTTTCAGCAATATGTTTAAATAATGTAAAGTTTTTCCTTTCGGAAATGATACCACACATACCAACTGTAATTTTTTTGTTTTTACCAGACTGTACTCTGTTATTTTGTAATATCTTTTTAGTTTTCTTTGAAGATATGTAAGGTGGAAATAATTCTATATTATCAGTTTTATTATAATATTGAATATCATCAATAATAGCTTGAGCAGGAAAATATTTTTGATTATTTTCTATAAAACTTAAAAATCCATCAAACTTATTTTTATTAGAGTAATCTACGAAATTTTTTAAATCCTCAAAAGTTTCATGAAAATGAAATACGGTTTTATGTAGAAATGGCTGCATATCATGAATATTTTTTACATATATATTTGTAGAATTTGAATAAATAAGTATCGGATTTAATTGCTGTAGTATTTTGTATAGCTTGTCCTTGTCATTAAAGTGATATAGCCACAAACAGTTGTCTATTGGATCAAAATCTTGCGACGGATGAGCATCTATAAATACCACATTTTCAAAAAGTTTTTTATCTAATATGTCTTGAACAAAGGTTTTTAAAAATATAGGAGCGCCAGTTGCAGAAGTTTCATGGTTAATAAATACAACACAGCGATTTCTATATTTGTCATATTTTTTATCATATGTTATATTATATGCTTTAAGTATTTTTTCATCTGATACATTAGTAGTGTATCTTCTATGCTCGGCAACTCCATGAAACACATAATGCTTAGATGCTTCTTCATCAGACAAATCAGATAAATCTAAGTTAAGTATTTTATATATTTTAGGGTTAAAATTTATTGGTAATTTGTTTCTAATAACAGAATCACTATAAATTCTATTTTCTTTATATCCAAAGAAACCATAGTGCATTATACATGCATGTTCTGATATTGCTCCTCCGGCTATCAAATCCGGATTGTATTTGAGATATTGCATATAATCAAAATCTTCTGGCATAGAATTTTTTAATATTTCATTTGTGCTGGACGAGAGTTCCCAGTAATAGTGATCATTTTGAATAATTGTATTATCATCTAAAAATTGGTATTTTTGAAAATTTGGACCATCCAAATGCAACCATTGTATCAATATGTATTTATCATGAGTTTCTAAAATCCTACCATAAGTATTTATATAGTCTTTAATGTAGCATTCATTGTTGTTCATTACAATCAGCTCAAAGTATCCAGTATCAGATTTTTTATTGATAACTTTAACAACAGTGTGTTGTGGATGAATTATTTGTTTTTTATATGCAGATATTATATATCCAAAAATTCTTTCCAAAGAATGACAATATGTACTAACCGAATCTTCGTTAACTTTACCAGATTCTAATTTAAGCAATTTTTGTATTTTATTAATTTTAGCTTTAGTAAAGTATTTTTTGAATATCTGTGTTTTCCCCATAAACATGGTGCCTGCTGGGAATGGTTTATTTTTCACGGCATCATAATTTAAGTGTAAAATTTGAGATAATTTTTTAATTTTGTTGGAATGAGCTAGTTCTTGAGCGTCAAATAGAAAGTTACTATTGCATAAAAGTCCAGCATTTGATTTTTGTATATCTTTAATGTTTTGTGCTACTATCTGTTCTGATCCTATCAGGTCGTGATAGCACACATATCTCCAATTGATTTGATTATTGTTGCCTAGCACAGATTTTTTTGTGTGCAATTTAATAAATAGCGGTTCTTTGATTATAGAGATATGATGGAGGAACGGCGCTATGTCTCCTCCATAGTTTTTGTGATATGTAAAAACAATATCGGGTCTTTTGGTTAAAGACAAAGAAATATATTCTTCTATATTTTTATAAGTAGTATCTTCACATAGTCCAACGTACAGAGTATATGATTGACTAATATTATTTAATAATGAGCATATTTCTGGCCATAGATCCAGATGGTATAGATATACGGATATGGCTAATTTATTTTTAGATTTTCTTTTGTAGTTTGTTATAAAGCACCAATGCTAGAACAGCACCGGCGACTCCCATGAACAATCCAGCAGGAGACACCGACTCGTACTTACCCAGTAAGTATAATAGTGCTCCACCCATGTAGGAGCCACATACTCCTAGTGCTACTGTTTTAACAAAACCAAAATTTTCTTCTCCAGGCACTATGCTCTTGGCTATACTGCCTACAAAAATACCATATACACACCAGATTAATATACTAAACATTTGCTGCCTCCACGAGGGTTACTACTTCATCATCCTTGAGATTTTCTCCTACGTCTAACAATGCTTCTGTCAATTTTATACCATATGTATTATATTCGTCTTTAGTTAGTTCTCTTTTTAGAATTCTTTTAATTCTTAGTCTAGTAAACCAACCACGTTTTTTACTAAATTCTCTAATATTAGCACCGTATATAGCATACTTATTTTCAGCTGTCATATCTTTTGTTTTATTTTTATTGCATTCTTGTAGTACTCTAATTACTGTAAGAATAATGCTAATCATCATTAAAACTGCAATAACGCTACCAAATTTTTCATCATTTGGTACATTTGCTTGTTTCAACACTTTTTCTGCTATGGTTTTTAGTTTTTCTTTAAGATTATCGTCCATTTTTAAACCTTTATTTTTTAGGGATTGGACAAACGCCATTAGGACAATTTTGTTGAATAGTCACAGGAGGATGAACTATTACTTTAGGATATTCTCGGGGTAATTGATTTTTAGGAGCATCACTTTTTTCAGGAATACAATATCCACAATTTACTTTTGTAATTTTATCTCCACTAATATAATAACCAGTACCCTTGCATACCGGACAATCTTTGCGTTTATATTTTTTAACACTTTCTGTGTGCTGGGCTTTGACAATACCGCCAACAAGAGTCACGGCAGATGTTGTTGATCCATGATATCCATATGAGCCGAATAGCATAGCAGCAGCTAACATCGGTATTAGTAATTTATTCATCTTTTGTTCTCCATGGAACAGGAATCAGGTCTATTATATTTTTCAAAGGTCGCGGCCTATTGGGCTTTGGTTTTGGCACTGGTTTGATTGGTTTTTTTTGTTTTTCAAAAAAATCAACCATTCGTATAATAAGCGATCTTATTATGCGTAAAAAATTATTTAAAGCAATTCTATCTAATAGTTTCATAGTATAACCCTAAAGGTATAAATATAATACACCAAACTTAAGGTTAGCTTTTAGGCTACTATATTATAGATAGTCTTCAAAACCGTAAGATGGTAGCTTTTGTACAGGGAATCCGTCAAAATTACTAAACGCATAACTTCCATTTTGTGAAAGCATCCCTGCTGCTACGTCGGCTCGTATTAAAAAACTGCCGTCTGGTATAGGCCCCCATTCTGGATGGCCTCCATCATTCCATTTTCCCCAACTATTTTGGACCAAAAATAATGGCTCACTTCCTGTATCATCACATGCTATCCAAGCCATACAATGGCCCCAGCTACCGCTAGTGTTAGCTATTCCTTTTTTATCTCTCTTATTACTAAACCCATAATTAGAACATACTGCTAATCCATAACCATTAGCTAGAGCATCTCGTGCTTCTTCTACGGTTCGTATTAAACTAGTTGTTTTAATCTGATGATCGTTTGCTGCGTCAATAACTTTATCTGGTAGTCCTCTGGCGCCCCATCCGGCGCCCAAATTACCATTATATTTAGTAAAGTCTGCTATACCTTTATAGTTTTGGCGTAACAATATTCCGCCATTTTTGCTTACAAACTCGGCTGCTCTAGAGCAACTCATTCCTTCTCCGCCGTGACCACGAGCGCCATAAATTGCTTCTGTTGCTCCTTTTGCTATCCAAGCTTCTTTCTCTCCATTAACATCTATTTCTACTGCTCGACTAACATCACAAGCATTTCGTGTTCCGTGAGATACACAATCTCCTGTTGTTTGTCTTTCATTATAAGGACTTTTTTCAAATTTTAACACACTTTTATACGGTGTTGACAGTTTACCCTTACCGCTGCTTTTAATTTTTTTACTAGCATCTCCGAATAATGGATATTTACTATTTTCCATTAAATGATTAAAAACATGCTCTTCCCAAAGACAGCCGCTAAAACCATTGCGATAATTATCGTATAATTCTTGTGGTGAATATCTTGGCATTATTTGCTTCCTTGTAAACAGGCCCAGGATAAAGCCTTAAAGCCCTCAACAGCTTTATCTCTAAGGTCTTTAGTTAATAAAACATTATCATCGCCAATAGCCGTTAATACCAATGCTTGAGCAGACTCTGGGAGGTCCTCATATTTTCCTTTAATATCTAACCTTAGCATTAAGCCAACTAATCTATTAGCTTGTCTAATTTCTTCAGTATTTTTAATAATCTCATCATCTCCATCAAGACCAACTAAGGTTGCCATATCATTATACAAATAGGCTAATCGCAACCCGTCAGTTTTACGATCAGAATCTACAGACAAAGCCTTAACTACAGCATCAGCTTTTTCTTTTAGTTCTGGTGACTCAGGCTCTTTAACATCTAATTCAACAACAGCCGATGGCGATACTGCCTTATTAATAAAACCAAGATCAGGCTTTAGTATTCCAATACCTAATAGGGCAAGAGCAAGTATCAAGAGACCTGTTTTAAGTTTGGGATTCATACACTTTTTTCCTTTGAGCAAACGGTTGGACTTAAGAATGGAAACATCTGATCAGCAACCTTAACGGCCTCTTCGCATCCGCTCTTAACTGCTAAATCTCTGGTTTGTTTCCAAGAAACTACTAATTTAAAGAAATTGTCTTCTTTACTTTCTTTGGACACGGCAACAGGAGCAACATCTGGAACAACAACAGGGACAACTGACGACCCATGGTTTAGTTTGGACTTTAATCCACCAACCATATCTCCTAAAAATTTTTGAACAGGGCTTAGTCTATCTTTGAATAGAATCCATAATATGATGCCAACTCCTGCATATAGAGCTAGATCTGTTGGCGTTACTCTGCTAGCAAATTGATCGAAACTTTCTGTATAATTCATTTCTTTTTCCTCGTTTTTTTAGCTTTGGGTTTGATTGATTGTGAAACTACTGTTGTTTTTGATGGAAAAACTCCAACTTGTCTAAAGGTTGTTACCATAGCATCAATGCTGGAGCTAACCAGTGCCATTAAGAATATTTTGATATATTTACGAATAATTATTTGCATAAAGCTTGGAACCATAGGCACGTCTATAACAACAAAAACATTATCATAAAATTTTGATAAATAATCCATAGCTATGGTTTTTTTATCTGGTCCTGTTAAATCTCCAGAATTTTGTTCTAAAACCTGCACAGTTTCAGCAACTGCAAGTTGTAATATTTTCCAAGCCTGAGATATAGCAACAGATTTAACTTCGCCTAAAGAGATTTTAACCTGTGTAATAAAACCATCCATTTGTATTTTTATAGAATCTATCGAAGCTGCTTCTGGCATAAAAGAATATCCTTTTTGAAAAAACACCCTATATATTATAATACACCGACCAAGACTGTCTACTTTACTTTGGACTGAATTGATTTTTTAACTTTCTTTTTAGCTTTAGATTTAGGAGAGTTCCTTTTAACGACCGTTTTTCTCTCTTCTGGAGTTGCTGTATTCCACCAAGTCTTTTTAAGATCTGCTCTTCCTTTTATGTATCTAAACAATAATGTTAATTGACCAATGATTAATATTACTGCCTCTACTCCTTTACTTGTTTCTTGTATTAAATCTTCTTTTTGATTGAAATCATCTAATACTCCAAATAAATAAGCTCCACTAAAAATAAAGCTTACTAAAGTAAACCAAAACTCACTTGTTCTATAACCAGGTTTAATCATTGTATTTCTCCATAGTTATTATTACACCAATATTAATATGTTAAAAATGAACTAAGATCAATCTCTGTGAGCTGATAGTTTCCTCCTAGTTGAGACATGAGACTATTAATTTGTGATTTATAGTATGAAACAAAAGGGCCTGATCCAGGATTATGCCACAAACTTGTTAATACTAATATATTATTAATTATTAAAAATGCTGGATTTCCACTATCTCCACCAATAATATTTTCATAAAATTCTGCATTTTTACTATTATTAGGAACAGAGAAAGAAGTGTTTCGCTTATTAGCCGGGAAAGAGACAAGATCAAGAATCAGAGCTTTTTCTTCTTGGTCTAAGCACAAAGACGGTAATCCAAAAGTATAATTTCTTTCATAAGAAGTAGTACTGTTTGAATATATTGAAGGAAGATAGTTAAACCAATTTTCTGGTAAAATTTTAGCAAAAGAAACACCTGATTCAATATCGGAATCTAATAATGCTATTTGTATATCTGTGTTAGGTACATTTGCTGTTGCTGTTATTGTTTTAGTAATTACAGTATTGTCTAAACGAACAAATCTAATCGAGGTACCAACATTTAAGGGATAGTGTTGGGCGCAAATTACGTGTCTAGGACTTATAAGAGTTCCGGCTCTGCGTGGTCCGTCTAGTGAATTCCACGGACTACAACAAGTCAAGTCTAAACCGTGCGCCCAGCATTGTGTATTCCTAGTATAGATCCCATTAACATGATCTTGTAATGAAAAAATATTTTTGCCTGTTGATGCTGATTTATCTAAAACCTGAGTACTTATTGTTTCAGTAATATTTTTTGCTAGAGAAGAATTTTCATATCCAGTAAATAGTGTATTTTGAACATTAGCGGTAGAAAAAATCAATGTTTTAGATAAAGATTTTCCATCTATAGATGCCGTTATATCGCACGTACCATCGGAAACATGAGTAACATAGCCATTTAAATTCACTGTTGCAATAGCTGGGTTGCTGGATGACCAGGTTATTGTCTCATTCGGATTTGACTGTTTACCTATAGAGATAAGATTCATTTGATAATCATTAACGCATGTTGCAGTTGGGTAGCTCGTGTAAACCCTGTCTTCAATTGTTGCGTATGAAAGAGATCCTTGTGACGCTATAACCCTAACATAAGGAATACTATTCAAAGACAATAAATTAAAAGTTTTAGTAATAGAAATTTTAGAACTATTAGTATTAGCTATTATTTTCATTATTATAGTATAAGTTTAAAGAAGATATATGGTCCAAACAGTCCTGTTTATTTTCTGCTACAAATAAATTGTATATGGTAGAAGTGACTCCTTCGCTTTCAAATAAATCTAAAACAGTATTATCTGTATAAATTAGTCTCCAACTATTTTGTGATTCGCTATTATTCATATATTCTCTTAAGCATTTAGGGTTATTGTTACGCCTCTGGCTAATAACGTTGTTCTAGCATTACTTGCATTTGTTGTTAAAGCAGATATCCCGGAACTGGTTCCTCCGCTAAGATTTATTGTTTTACCAGTACCATATGTTATTGTTCCGTTTGTACCATCTAGTGCCGCTAATCTCACTAATATATTTTCTATAGATGCTGCTGTTAATTTTTGTCCTGTTATTGTTACATTACCTCCAACATATTTCAAGTTTAATCCTAAAGTAAAATCAGTAATATTTGATCCTGTTGCAGATGACGTAATTGTTATAGCTCCATTTACTGTCACTAAAGATGGTAAATTTACGGTTGTTAAAGAAGACATCAATCCAAGGGCTATAG